TACTAAGTGGGACATCTATGAAACGCATTGCACTCGCATTGATGCCAACACACTGCAACTGAACTTCCTCACTGCATGGTCGCCGCCTATCCCTGTCTTTGACAAGCTGACAGACATGGGCTATAAGATTAATGCTCGTTACCTTGATGAAGGCTGGATGTATATCGGTGAATACACAGATGGTATAGACTGGTCAACTGCTGACATTGAGAGTATCGGTAAGGTACGCCCAGAGTTAGATGACGAGTTTGGTATCAGTGAAATGATGCAAGAGGAGAATGATAATGATTGAACAAGACCGCAAAAAACTACTGAAAGTAATCAACCTAATAAAAGATATTGGCATAACTACCGATGATAAATTGCCTATCACATACAACCAAGTGTGTCAATTACAGGATGCTGAATACGTATTGTGTGCTATTGGTGTATTCGCCAAGCCTAAGTGTGCAGAATACGGACAGCAGAGGTATTGGGCAGACTATGAGTATTCCGAAAATGTAAGGTGTGAGGATGATTGAGGCGGCACTTGTATGCCTAGCACTTAACACATACCATGAGGCACGTGACCAGCCCTTTGTGGGGCAGGTTGCGGTAGCCCAAGTGGTGATGAACAGGGTGCGTGATGACAGGTATCCCAACACAGTATGTGAGGTGGTCAAGCAGTCACCTACCTACTCATGGAAGCCTGACTTCCCTGTTCGTAATCGGTGTCAGTTTAGCTGGTACTGTGATGGCAAGTCTGATAAGCCAAAGAATACAAAGGCTTATGCCAAGGCTCTGATGATTGCGCATGGTGTGTATCATGGTAACTTGGATGACTTTGTTGAAGGTGCGACACATTACCACGCCCACTATGTAAATCCTGAGTGGGCTAAAACTAAGACGAGGACAGTCAGAATCAATGACCATATCTTTTACAGGTGGGAGTAATACATGGATATACTACTAGGACTATTTATATTTTTTGTGTTTTTAATAGTTGACATTGTGTCCAACTACTGATATAACACGCTATACCTTAACGAAATGAAAGGAGAATACTTATGCTAGAATATATTCCAGAACATCTCGACTTTAACGTGGTGTTTGAGCCTACCAAGGTTGAAGATAAGAAGTACGTTATCAATGGCGATACAGGTGAGTACATCGGTGTCGTAGGCAATGGCTTTACCTGTGCCAATCATGGTGACTTCTTCCGCAATGTCATGGACACTACGACTGAAACACTGTCTGACTACGACATGGAAGGTGCACAGATTAACTGGCGTAGCGCACACAAGGATGGCTGGGCTATGATGGACATGACCCTGCCCAACGTGACTGCTAAGATTGCTACTGACAAGCATGAGACTACGCTGATGAAGCGTATCATTGCCCTGCATGGTGTGAATGGTACTTGCTCTAACACCACTATCTTTGGTGCTATCGACTTCTTCTGTCTCAATGGGCAGATTCGTGGCAAGCATGATAAGGTGATGCGTAAGAACACCAGCAACTTCAGCCTCGACAGGTTCATCACTGAACTGCACAAGTCTCAGCAGGACTTCACTGCACAGGCAGAACAGATGCAACGCTGGGCAAACACTAGCCTAGTCAATGTGGATGTTAAGGCTATGCTTGAAACACTACTCAAGTCTGACCGTAAGGCAGAGAAGATGAACATCTTATATAACCAAGAGGTAGCCACACGTGGACGCAACCTGTGGTCACTGTACTCTGCCTTCACCAACTATGCTACCTATGCAGATGAACGCAATGGTTTTACTCAGCGTAACACTGGCAATGACACACAAGCTAAGTCATTGTTCATGCGTGAGGTTGAGGTAGCTGGCTGGGTTGAAAGCCCTGTGTTCAAGTCACTTGCGGTGGCGGCATAATGAGACTAAACAAAGTAGTCACTGACTACCTTTCTTCCTATGATTACAAGAACTTACGAGACAATACTAAGAAACGATATAAGTATTTTCTCGACATCCTCTGCGCTACACAGGTGGGGGA